CGCTGCTGCCACCTCCGCCGCCTCCGCCGCCGCCGTCACCGCTACCATCATCGGTTGTAGGTAGTGTAAAAGGGTCTGCTAAATATTGTTGTTCTGGAATATATAAAAAACCTTTATCTCGTATCTGTTTGTCTGTGTATGTAGGCATTATCTCATTCCTCCTGGTGAAATATCTAGTCTAAATGTACCAAGCTTCCAATCTTGACCGGTGCTTGTGTTAGATACTTTTAATGCAATTGATCTAGCTCTAAGTCTTGTGCTTTTAAAAGTTGTAGAAGTTGTTGCTGTAAAATTTGTAGTTGTTGGAGTACTGTTTGGATAATTTCTTGTTGTGAAACTAATTTGAGTATCACCTGTTTGGTCTAAAAAATCTGGAATAAATCTACTAATTCTCATAATGTACTCACCATCTCCTCTAAGGTCAGGGGTTCCTACCGCTTGACCCGTATTACTTCTTTTTTGAGTAATATCAAAATCACCAGAAAGAATATTAGCTGTAACAGCAGTAATTACCCCACCTGCATTTTCTTGATCGGTCCCTGTTTCGTGCTGATAGTATATACTACTTCCATCCACATTACCAGTAACATCAAAAGAAGCATTATCGCTAGGATCATAAAGTGTTGCATGGGGTTTATCATATACAGCAGAATCAGCCCAAGCAGATCTATTTAAAGTACCTGTAGTCCAAATAGGTCTTTTAATTGTAGAATCTAAATAGTTATAGGCAACTACTCTATCAACTGTAGTAGCATTAGCTGAACAATAAAACCAGTTAATTTCTCCAAAAAGGTTATTAACTCCTGCATTAATTAAATCTCTTGGTACAGAGTTTAAACTGTCATAAACAAAATCTTCAACTAAACACGGCATAGATTTTAATTGACCATCATAACTAAAGAAACCGTTTTCTGACATCCAATAAGCAGAACCATCAACTTCAACAGCAGCATTTTTACCGATCAATCCACAGTTAGTTCCAGATTGTGCAAAAGCAAAAGTAAATGGAGACCCAACAAACTGCATTAAAAATAATGATGTATCGGTCCAAACATAAATAGCGTCCCTACCTTTGATAGCAGACATAATTTTAGAACCTGCAGCGAGTCTTTGTGATCCTGCAGTATTATTGGCAGTGATGCTGTAAGTGTTAATATCTTCTTGATCCGAAAACCTTATAAACATATCATCCTGTGAAGTTTTATCTCCAATAATAGTTTCTGTTCCAAAAAAAACTAAGTGTCGATCGGGTGTAGATACTAATACATGACGCGATGCAGTAGGTGCACCAGTAATAATAGTTGCTCTATTTGATACCGCATTTGGCGCTGCAGCATCCCATTCAAAACATTCATTATTATAAATTAATGCAATTAATTTTGTACCATAATTATCTAAAACCCATAGACCAGGGTTCAATGTAAACTGTGTAGAAGATGAAGCTTGGCCCCATCCATTAAAATTTGTAACATTATCAACAGCGTCACCTACACTATGTGTTGCAGCCGTACTACCATTAGCACCTCTAGCTCCGCCAGTTAAGGTCCCTGTTGCCGTATTATTTGCTGTGTAGGTAATAAATTCTGTTCCTATTTGTATTGTCCCTGAAGCAGGGAACGCTGCAGAACTTGTTAAGACGACGGTTGTTCCTGTTGTATTTGTTAAAGCAGTTGCAAGAGTTGTTGCTGCAGCACCTGTAACTGTACCACCAAATAAACCTGTACCCCAACCAAAACCTGATTGTTGTTTAGCAGGTCCAACACTATAATAATATAATGCATCAGCAGATCCTGCACCTGATAAAGGTGTGCCTACTTCTGTTGTTGCCATTGTTATAGTAAAAGTTGTATTGTTTGGAACAGAAGTTACCATAAACTTTTTACCTTCAAATGTAGCATTAGTAAAAGTAGATCCCGATAATCCTGTAACATTTTCAAATAAAACTATATCATCATCATCTAACGGCACAGATGTAGAAACTGTTACTGTTATAACATTTGAATTTGCTGTACTTGTAAATGTTGCGCCTGAAACAGTTTTTTCTATAGGGTGAATATCATAAAACACTCCTTCAGAAAAAACATAAAGAATCCTGTTTGTTCCGATTGCAGAATATTTTATCCCGACATTGTCATCCCAATTGTGGATTGCTCTTGCGGCACCTGTTAATTTAGATGCGCCTAACTGATCCCAACCACCAATTTTTTCAGGAGAACCATATCTAAAACGTACATTGTCACCATCAAACCACTGCCCCTCGGCCCCGGTCTCTGTGACTTGTTTATTAAATCCTGGTGCAAAACCTAGTTTTTGTAGCATAAATTAATCCCTAGTTTAAAATATACTAGAACTCTAGTTATATCAACATATGTTATAGGTAGAAAATTAAACTACGATGCTGTGTGTGCTTTACCAGCAACGATAGCCGCATTAGATGCAGTCATATCTTCATTAGTCCAGTAATCTTTAGCAACCATAAGTTCTAGGTGTTCAACATTTCTGTCAACTGCATTTTGTCTATCAGCTGCTTCTTCGCCACTCATTTTAGAACCATCAATAATACCATTGATTAGATCTACAGAATGACCCATAGCTGTGTAATCTTTTGCAATATCTTCTGCTGTTTTTACTTCATTCATAATATTTTCTCCTTATATTGTTGCGCAAGCAACGGTTTTAGTTTTATCAAGTTTTTTAAAATTATCAATAATTATTTGAGGTTCTACCATATTATTTCTTGGATCGCTATCAACAAATTTAGACTCATTCCACTCATCTTTCATATGAAAATGTAAGTTTTTATTGTGAGAATAACCAAACTGAGTCCAACGTGTACTACCCCAAATAACTACTCCATAAGCTTTAGCCGATGGTGAAAAGTGTTGTAAACAACTATCAATACTAACGAACCCTTCAGCTCCTTTTAACATTTCATGGATCTGGGCCCAGTGTAAATCACATCTGATTGTACCTTGATAATGTGGCTCATTAGGTAAAACACAGTTAATAATTGTAGTGTCTTTATATTCTTCTTTCAACATATTAACTACTTGTTGTGCAAGATAAGGTTGATAGTTTCTATTTGGATTGATATTTTGATATTGAACATTGTCTCCATAATTCCATTTAGCTTGACCACCTGAAAACTGAATCATAATATATTTACCAATATTATTATCACCTAACCATTTAGTAACAGATGCTTTATGTTGATCTGTATATAATTTACCTATCATAGATCTATTAAAATCTACACCGTGATGTTCACAATAACTTTCTATTAAATGTTGTTTACCAAATTGAAAATTTGATTTGTATGGCTCACAATAAAATATATTATCAGACGCCATTATCCTTGGATCTTGTAATGGTAATGTAGATTCTAAAGCTAGTTTAACATCTGGGTTACCAGCGAAACAATCTATGTAAGGTGTATAAACTTGCACCTCTGATTTCTTTTTTAATTTAGGTAGTAAAGCAGTGAATGCGGTACATTTACCGACACCACCCTCTACGACGTACGTATTAAGCATTTGTATTCCTTTCGTTTGTTATTACTTATCTTCTAACTCTTTTACTCTATCTGTTAATTCTTGAATTGCTTTAATTAAAATTGGGTAAGTTTTCATTGGGTCAGTTTCCCATTTATCAGGATTATTTTTGTGAACTAATCTTGTGTATTCTGCACTATTAAAATCTGTTTCAACTTTATCTAATTCTTGTGCAATAAATCCATAATCTTTTTTACCTATTCTAGTTCCATCTCTTGTATTCCAATCAAATTTAACTGGTCTCATCGCTAAAATGTAATCTAATCCATGAGGTATATCTTCAATATTTGTTTTATCTCTTAAATCAGATAAAGATGAAATTGATGTATCAGCACATCTTAAATTATTATTAGCTCCGTTACCTAAAGTAATTTCATGAGAAACTGAATTACTTGATGGGTTTGAATCATATCCAAATGAATGATTATTATCTCCTGTATTAGTAATATCTCCAGCTTGGTAACCAACTGCTACATTACAATCACCTGTTGACATAGCATGTAAAGATTTTCGACCAACTGCTGTATTTGAATGACCTGTAGTATTATTAAATAAAGATTGAAGACCAACTGCTGTATTACAGCCAGCTGTAGAGTTTTTGCATAAAGCTTCATTACCAACTGCTACATTTTCTTCACCATTTGAGTTAGATGTTAAAGAGTCCATTCCAACTGATACATTATAATTTCCTATTGTGTTAGCATCTAAAGAACCTCTACCGATTGCTGTATTATTAGCACCTGTAGTATTATCGTTCATAGAAAAAGCACCTACAGAAACATTACTAGCACCTGTTGTATTATTGCTTAATGCCGATCTACCAATAGCTGTATTACTGTCTGCTGTTGTATTTGATTCTAAAGAACTATGTCCAAGAGATACATTGCTAGTACCTGTTGTGTTTGCATACATTGCGTTAGCACCTATAGCTACTAAAGCTGAACCTGTAGTATTTGTTGTTAAAGCACTAGCACCAATTGCTGTGTTACCAGCAGCTGTTGTGTTTGATTTTAACGCTTCAGAACCTACTGCTACATTAGAAGCACCTGTTGTGTTTGTGTATAAAGCTTGTTTACCAACAGCTGTGTTATTAGAGGCTGTTGTATTTTTATATAAAGTTTCTGAACCAACTGATACATTAGAAGCACCTGTTGTGTTATCGTTTAAAGATGAATGACCTAATGCTGCATTATCACCACCTGTTGTGTTTTTACACATAGCAGCAGTACCAATAGCAGTATTCTTAGCACCTGTTGTGTTAGTACACATAGCAACAGAACCTATTGCTGTATTTTCGTCTGCTGTTGTATTAGCAAGTAATGCAAGACAACCAATCGCAACATTTAAATCACCTGTTGTGTTAGTACATAAAGTACAAGAACCAACTGCTACGTTTTGTGTTCCTGTAGTGTTTGCTTCTAAAGAAAAATATCCTACTGCTACATTATCATTAGCTGTTGTATTATTTGCTAAACTTCCATAACCAACTCCAATATTATAGCAACCTGTTGTATTATCTGTTAATGCTCCAGCACCTAATCCTGTGTTTCTTTCACCTGTACTATTTGCATCAAGAGTTTCTACGCCTAATGCTGTATTATATGCACCTGTTGTGTTAGCACCTAAAGCATCTTTTCCTACTGCCGTATTGTTTGCACCTGTTGTATTAGCATCTAAAGAAGCAGCACCTACTGCTACATTATTTGAACCTGTTGTGTTTTTACATAAAGCTGATTTACCAACTGCTACATTATCATCAGCTGTTGTGTTAGATTCTAAAGCCAAAGTACCAACTGCTGTGTTAAAATTTCCTTCTGTGTTAAGACCCATAGCTGATACACCAATTGCTGTGTTACAACAACCTATAGTATTGGTTGTTAAAGAAGTTCTACCAACTGCTACGTTACTTGCACCTGTTGTATTAGCATCTAAACTATTATGTCCGACAGCTATATTACAAGAACCTGTTGTATTAAGTTTTAAAGCACTAAAACCAACCCCTGTATTATTTGCACCTGTTGTGTTATCACATAAAGAGTTATAACCAACTGCAGTATTATCATTTGCTGTTGTATTATCTCTTAAAGCATTTCTTCCAATAGCTGTATTACTATCTCCTGTAGTATTTGCTGCTAATGTAACTGATCCAAGAGCTACGTTATCATTACCTTCTGTATTAAGTGCCATTGAAGTAGCACCTATTGCTGTGTTATCAGCTCCAGAAGTATTAATCTCCATAGCATCTTTTCCAACAGCTGTGTTATTACTAGCAGTTGTTATTTTAGTTAAGACACTAGCTCCTATTCCTGTGTTGCTATCTCCAGATGTTAAATCATCAAATACTTCAAATCCAACTCCAGTATTATTAATAGCAGAAGATAAAGTTCCTGTTGAATTTGTTCCTACTAATAAACTGTTTGTAAAATTTGTTCCGCCTTCTTTAAAAGTTATTCCACCATCGGTAGCACCTGTATCAAAAACACCTGTGTTAGTTGCAACACCATCAAGATAAATAATTTTATATCCTTTATCATCTGTTGCAAAAGTAACCGTGGCCCCTGAACCAGATGCAGCTTTTAATTGTACTGTGTGGGCACCAGATGTGCCGTTTTTAATTATGTAAAAATTTTCTGTAAGAAGAGGAAATGTAACAATTCTGTTTCCAGATATTGTTCCTGTTAATTCTATAACTCTGTGTTGAGCAGTACCTGTTAAAGCACCATCTGCTATTGTTAAAGCTGTCGGTGTTCCTGAATCAGTTACCGCTTGAGAATTAACACCACCAGTTAATTGTTCAATAAGACTTAAATTTGCATTAGTTTTTGTTCCCCAAGTACCGGCATTTTCGCCAGTAGCCATTAGTTCTATACCAAGATCTGTAAAAGTTGATGCCATTATTTATTCTCCTAAGCCGCGTGTGTAACATCTGTATAAGATGTATTCCCTGTTATGTCAACACCACTATAACTTGTATTGCCGCTAATATCAACATCTTGATATGATAAAGGTGAAACATTTCCAACAGAAATTGTTGCTTCGACTCCTGTTAATCCCATTACATCTGCAGGATTTATTGAACCTGTTGAGGATATTAAAGCACTAGGTGCTGTTAATGGAACTACTATCGCAGGAACAATTGAACCAACACTAGAAGTTGCGGAAACCCCTACTACACCCATTACATCTGCAGGAGATATTTCGCCAACACTTGCTGTTACTGATTGACCTGTTAAGCCCATTACATCAGCAGGTAATATTGTTCCTACACTTGTTGTTGATGATACCCCGGTTAAACCCATTACATCAGCAGGAGATATTGAACCTACAGAAACGTCTGCTTGAGAACCTTGTAAAACATGTACTTCAGAATTATTAATTGTAAGATCACCAACGTTTGTTGTTGCAGCTGACGGTGCTGTTAAAACAAATGCTCTTCCTACAACTACAGATCCAACACTAGAAGTTGCTGATTGACCTGTTAAACCAACAGTCATTGCTGTAGGTGATATTTCTCCAACTGATGAAGTTGCTAATTGTCCTGTTAGAATAACAGAAGATATTGCATCTACAGAACCTACACTTGAAGTAGCACTTTGACCTGTTGGAGTTATTACAGAAGTTAAATCTAAAGTTAAAGAACCAACAGATGAAGTAGAACTTTGACCTGTTAAAGTAACTATAGTAGGACCTTGTTCGCCCCATTGATTTGAACCCCAGGTAGTGCCGGCTTGGTTCCAAGTGTTAGACATAAGGATTTACCCCTATGCTATTCGAACTATAGCGTTACTTGCGTCTGCTGCTGGAAATTGAATTGTAAAAGTCCCACTGGAAACTGTTTTGTCTGATCCAAATGCAACCGCACAAACTGCTCTATCAGCGTTTGTATCATTATAAATTAAACAACCATTGGCTGTAAATGAAGCAGAAGTATAACTAATATCTGCAAAGTCACAACATGCTGTGTCAGTTGATAAAGCTGGAGTTACACTTGTAAGTGCTTTTCCACCCGCAACATAAGCTGAACCTGATGTGTTTGAAATTTCGTTTGTTGTTGCGTAAGCAGTTGTTGATTT